TCATGTTATCATCAAGAGTGGAATGGTATATTCCAATCGGGTAAATGCATGGGCTTGGATTGGTAATCCAGATTATTGGTATGGCACCGGTGATCTGTTTCACCATACACGTGAAGCTGTAAAAGCTTCCACTTTTGCTTTGCCATTTGCTAAGCAAGAGTGGGCTAATGGGCATCACGATGACCAGATTAATTTTCATTCATTTAAACCAATGCCTATTATTCCACCAAAGAAGGTTTGGAAAGAACCTTATCTATTTCATTCAGTAAAGGATATCGATGCAGCATAGTGAATTAACCGAAGCGCACCTCCCATGCGAAGACTGTGGCTCGTCTGATGCATTGAGTAAATACTCAGACGGCCACAGTTTCTGTTTCAGTTGTAATACTTACCATGGGAATAACGTTGCTTCAAACGATAATGGTATTTATACATACGAGTATTTACCTTGGCGTGGTGTCACTAAAGAAACCATGCAATTCTACGATGTTAAAACCAAGATAGATGCAGATGGTCAACCCATCTCTCTTGGCTTTAAGTATCCCAATAACAGTTTTAAGATTAGAAATTTATCCGCAAAAGAGTTTTATAGTAAAGGCGACCTATCCAAGGCTGGACTATTCGGACAAGATAAATTTTCCGTCGGTAGCCACAAGTATGTCACCATAACTGAAGGAGAACTCGATGCGCTCTCTCTTTACCAAACCCTTAAGGGTCCTGTTGTTTCTGTCCGTAGCAGCAGCAGCGCTGTACGGGATTGCAGCAGCGCTAGGGCCTGGCTCAACAGCTACGAACGAGTATATCTTGCATTTGATTCAGATGGCCCAGGACGCGATGCAGCCGCTAGTTGCGCGCGCCTCTTCGATTTTAACAAGGTTTGGTTCGTAGACTTTTCACGACGAAAAGATGCGAACGAGTACCTTCAAGCGGGAGAGGAGGATGAGCTTAAGAAGATATGGTGGAATTCCCGAAAGTTTAAGCCAGATAACATCGTATCTTCGTTTGATGAGTTTAAGACAATCCTCGAAGACCCCATGAAGTTAGGGGTACCGTATCCATTTCCTACGCTTACAGGGATGACGTATGGTATACGGAAGGGTGAATCTGTCTTGGTCACGGCACAGGAGGGAGTAGGCAAGACAGAACTAATGCATGCAATAGAATATAAACTCTTGCAGGAGACTGATGAAAATGTCGGATGCCTCTACCTCGAAGAAACCAAACAACGACACCTCCAAGCCATTGCTGGGCTCCATCTTCAAAGACCCGCTCACCTTCCGGATAGCGGTGTTACGAGCTCTCAGGTCCATCTCGCGCTCATGGACGCTGTGGGTCGCGATGACCGTCTTTACCTCTATTCTCATTATGGGAGCGACGATCCAGAGGTACTTCTGGACAGAATTCGGTTTCTCGTCACTGCCTGCTCTTGTTCTTATATTCTGCTGGACCATATTACTATGTCTGTTAGCGGTCTGGGGGGCGAAGACGAGAGACGCGCCCTAGACTATCTATCCACTAGATTGGAGATGATGGTAAAGGAATTAAACTTTGCCTTGATACTAGTCTCCCACGTGAATGACAATGGACAGACTCGTGGGAGTCGTTACATTAGTAAGATTGCTGATATTCGTATTGATTTAGAACGGGATTTGAAACATGAAGACCCACTTGTACGAAACACTACAATTTTTACAATTAGCAAGAATAGATTTTGTGGTAAGACAGGATATGCTGGCAAGGCAATCTTTGATGATGTCAGCTATACTCTTAATGAATTTATCCCTGCTAACGATAACGAGCCGCTGGAGGTAGCAGTATGAACCATGCGCAACGTCGAAATAAGATCAGACAGCGTAGGACAGCTCGCTGGTTGAAGGCCAGAGATAAGCGCAGAGAAGAGGCAGATGCCAGGTTGAAGAGGTCCAAATGAAAACTTGGTGTGATCTGAAATTCTGGGGGTCTGAAGAATGGGAGATAGTCAATAAGAAACTAGATGCGGTCGAAGGGAGGTTCTGTCCTGGAAGGGAGTCAATGTTCAGAGCCTTAGAGGAGGCACCTTATGAGCAAGTCAAAGTGGCCATTATCACGCAGGACCCTTATCCAAATCCTGCTCTTGCTGACGGTCTTTGTCTTAGCATACCTCATGTTTTCAGAGCTGCATTATCACCCTCATTAATAACTGTATTCAATTAATATGTAAATCATTTACATTTACCATTTCCTCAAACAACAGACTTAACTCCCTGGGCCAAGCAGGGAGTTCTCTTATGGAACTACCTACCAACCTGTGAACACTGGAGGAGTATGTCGCATGATTGGCCTGAGTGGGAGAAACTTTCTCAAGAGATTATATCGGCCCTTGATCGACGAGGAATTGTATTTGCGTTTGTGGGAGCAGTCGCCAAAAGAGGGCTTCCGTTTGTTAGTGAAAGAAGCGAATTCCTTACGGTTTCGCATCCTTCTCCTAGAGGGAACATTAACTCTAGTAACCCTTTTAGTAAGTCTCGTTTCTTTAGTACGATTAATGATTTATTAGGCAATTCTCCAATTGATTGGAGACTAGACCCGCCAGAAATGGCAACTTGAAGGAGTACCAGATGAATGCGAACACTACTCGCCGTTCTGTCTTTGGTGTTATCCGGAGCATGTTCGGCAAGCGCAAGCCCGCAGTGTTATCCGACGCTGCAATCAGCACAATCAGCGAGACCGGGGTCACACATATCGTGGACATCCCGGTGGAGCAGCCAGACTTCACTCCCCTCTTCGCCGGACTCCAGTTGGTGGAAGCTCCCCCAATTGTTTCCGACGATCCCCCAGTCCGAACCGAGCCCGCTTTGTTATCATTCGACCAGGCGGCAATCATCTGGCAAGACCTCCTCGCGAATCACCACGCGGAAGACGGCGATTGGGACTACGAGTGCCCGCAGGATTTCGCCGGCGCCGTTGAGTTCCTCCGAAAGGATCGCTGGGAGTTCGTGCCATGGATCGACATGTGGATTGACAACGACGTCAAGACCCACTGGCAAATCTGGGATCGCACAGACCGCACCTGGAAGAACTTCGACCCCACTCCCCCGGCCAATACCGTACTCAGCGATGGGGAAGCGGTTGGAGCCGTCAGTGAGAGTCCTGCCGGGCTCACCGCTGATGTTGGAGGACTTACTGGGACCAGCAACACCATTGAGGCGGTGAAGACTGCTATCGAGAAGATGGAGTTTGATACCGAACATCAGGAGATGAAGATCGCTGCATAAACCACGTTTACCGTTAGCGTGGTATCTAGGTAGCCCGTTGGTAGGAAAACCTATCAGCGGGCTTCCTACGAGCTCCTGGAGGCATTCTATGCATAAGGTACTGATAGACTACACAAACTGGCAGGGTGTACGTCGCCCAAGAATTATAACGCCAATCGATCTTCATTTTGGTAATAATGAATGGCATAAGAAAGATCAATGGCTCCTAGAAGCCAGGGACGAAGAAACAGGACAGATCAGATTCATCGCTTTAGCCAATATCCACAGCTGGAAACAGATGGAAGAATCCTAAGATGTATGCTCGGATCATTATCTTTATATTCTCAATCGCCATCTATGCAACAATATGCATTATGGTGGTCTCAAATCAAATGCATTAGGAAGGAACAATGACTATTGAATTTCAGAACAAACCTGAAGAAGAAGAAAAGACTAATATCGTACCCTTCACAGCAATAGGTGGTGGAGGGGATGGAGACTGGTTGACACAACTACCAGTTGGGTGTAGATTCCTAGTAATCGGCGAAGACAAGAATGGTATTGGATTGGTCGAGTACTGGATACATGAGAAAGGAAAACGTGGAGTTAGAATACTGAGAGTTGGTTTAGAAGGCGAGCAGTCCTATTGGGTTAATCCTCCTGGATTTTGTAAACAATATAATCTATACGAAATATTGGAATCATGAGCAACGTTGTTAGTTACGAAGACTTTAAGAAATTAAAGAGTTACAAAGCAGATGTTAAATGGATGATGGAGGAAGACAAGGAAAGGTATGAAACCTGTATTGCAATGGAAATGAAACTCTATAAAGATTTAGTAGCAAATCTATAAGTTTCTCTTGACAGACTATATTATATACTATATAGTCTGAAGACGCCCTCCGATAATAATAACTATAATAGAGAGGTGTAATTAATTAATCTA